CACGGACATTATCGCCACCGCCAGCATCACCGCCACCGCCAGCATCGCCGCCATCATCAAAGTGCTTGCGGGCTATACGCAAAGCATGCGCAATGTCGTCATTGACCTCACCACCATCGGCACGGCCACGTTTAGCTAATTCCATAGCCTCACTAAGTGAATCTTTTAATTCTGGGTCAACAATTTGATACGCAGTGCTTCCTGCATAAGCTTTGTATTTTGCTGGAGCCGTTGCATTTGGCGTTCTAAGATTATACGCATTAGCAAAATCACGAAATACTTTGTCTTTGTAAATAGGCGTCTCAAATCCACCTTCATATGTTCCCGGCATAGAGATAGGATATGAACCAACTGGAACTGTTGGAGATTTAGATACTGGATTTTCCATATTTAATTTACCAATTGACATACCTGTTGAGTATGTAGGTAATCCCCCCAACAAAGGTTCTGTTGTAGCAAATCTCGCCGCGCCAACGTCAGGAAATCCGCGTTTTAATAATTCAGAAGTATCCATTCCTTTAGAGAATTTTATTCTTGCGTCGCCCTGACCTTGCTTCATTAAATAATCATGCAATTCGTCTGAATATAAACCGGGGAAATCTTCAAATGGCTTGTAAACTTCTTTACCCGCTGAAGAAATTTGTTGTGCTTTCATAAAGTCATTAAATTTTTGAGCGTCTGATGCGCTAATTCTTGACGGGTCCAACATCCCTAAAAGTGCTTTTGCTGTATGTATAGAAAAGTCACCAGATCGCGGCCCCATGCCAACGTGTACGCCATACACATCAGGATTTTCATACCCTAGTTTTTTTGACTCTTCTACCGCCGCGCCCGCTTTGTTCGCAAGACCAGATACAATTGATTGACCAGATGCCCAAATGTCTGGAGTCATGCGCATATAACCTTCCCCACCTTCAGTATCAGTGGGAAAGTGAAGCCGATTGCTATTAATATCTGTAATTCTGCGGCCAGCGGACGTTAAATCTCCAAAAAATGGAATAATTACGTCGCCTGTCTTCATTGATTGCGGATCAAAAATTTTCCGCTCTTGCATATCACGATATGGCTGGTGTGTATAACTCCACTCTTCGTATGGAGTTCTTGATAGCACTTTAGAAAACCGCGAACCGTAATCGCGGGGCGTCATTCCCGCTTGATCCGCTAATTCTTGCAATGTTGTGGTAGTTGTTGGCCTATTGTGACCCATGCCTACAGATAAATTCGCCGCAGGAGATGGCCCTAATGATCCTAAATCTGATTGGACACTAGAAGGCATTGTATATGGTGGGAACTCTCCACGGCTGCGAGCTTCAGCACGAGCTACAGCTTCTTCAATATTATTTCTTGCATACGCAGCTTGATTAGCCGCTGCATTAGGAACAATATTAGATGGTAATTCTTGTTTAGCTAAATTAATTGCATTTATCACATCGTCAGGGATGTTAGACCCTGTACCGCCACCACGCGGAAATACAGTCTCAGTCCCTAATGTATAGCCGGGCAGCAAGCGACCTAATGGATCAGTTAATTCAGCTTCACTCATGTTTTACCTACTGTATAACGCCGCCGGGCTGTGGTGCCATTTCAGGTTCGTTGCCCTCAAGACGCTGCAACATGCCCGGATCAATGAGTTGGCGAGCAATGTTAAGGCCTTGTGGGTTACGGGCCATTTCTTCTGCAAACTTAACCGCCGCAAGACGTTCACGGCTTTCACGGTCGCGCTTGCGATTGATGGCATCCAACTCAGAGTCAACGCCCTTCTGCCGGATTTCAGCCAATTGGATTTGATCCTCTGGCGACATTTGCTGATTCGCGCCCATCTTAGACTGCAACTCAGCCGTCTTGGCTTGCGCTTCCATCATCTTAGATTGCGCCGTAATCATTGCCGCCTGTCCAGCCATCTGCGCGGCCTGAGCCTGCGGGTCTGGTGGTGGCGGCTGGTTCTGAACGTCACGCAGCAACGTGCTAGGGTTAGCCCAGCCAAGTGTTAACAAGGCTTCACGGTTAACCGCGTCAAGGTTGTACAAGTCAGGCGCCTGCTGAGCCAACTGCACGAGGGCCGTCACTTTCATGACGCGCTGAATATGGCTGGCCGTGTTAGGATCAGCTTGCGGAACCAAATCATAGTTATCCAAGGCGGACAAAAATGTCCGCTCATCCCACTGGCCCGCTGGGCGCTTGTTGCGCTGCCAGAACGAATCAGGGTGGTCGCGGAAACACTGCGCAAGCAACTGGAACTCTTCAGCTTGAGCCGCGTGTAAACGCTTGTGAACGCTATTGAGAAGCTTCTGGGCTTGCTCAATGATGGCCAATGTCGTGCCAACAGGGGCGTCTTGTTTACCCTCGCCCACTTGCATCTCAGCGGTGCCACCAAGGCGCTGGCCGTATTGGCTAATGGTCTCCGCAAATGCACCCAATGCGCTGGATGGCTCCTTGTAAGGCAATGGCATAACGGCTTGCTGGATGGGCATGCCAGCCGTGTCAATTTGCGCGCCGCCGCCCGGAGGAACGCGGAATATGTTACTATTCTGACGTCCAGAAGTTTTGGCATACAAAAAGCCGGGGAAGTTGGCGTACATACCAGCATCAAGCAATTCGCGCCAAACGGCAGTCAAGCCATTGGTCGTATTGCCTAGAATGTGAAGTAGACCCATGCCATAAAACTTGAGACCCGGCACAAAGTCATACTTAACAAAGTGTGTGCCTGCCTCTGGTAGGTCTTGATCCTGCTCATCATAATTCCGTACAATATTTAAAATCTGCTTAGACGACACGTCTATGGTAACGCGGTAAGGGACTTCCAAGCCGGACGACTCGCCGTCAATTTCATGCTCAAAACCCGGAATGTCTAATTCGCAGTAGCACTCATATATTTCGCGGTCACGATCTTCCGCGACGTTGATATCGTCTTGAGTTCCTTGAATTGCGTTTTTCTCTTTTTGAACAGCGTCAAGTTCCTTTTGCTTGGCTTGTCCAAGGTCAACGTCCCGGTATGCGCCAATAATCTGCATTCTTTTGACAACCGTAGGACGCATAGAGATTCTGTGGGTAATCCGGCGAGCATTTGAAAGGTCCGTTGCTTCATTGTTGACAATAAGGTCATCAGCATCAACCGTTTCAGAAACGGGACGGTTACGCAGGGGGCAAAAGTAAACCTTCTTAAAGGCTGACCCGCCAAAGCCCAACATAAAAAGCATCTTGTCCGTGTCAGGATAATATTCCTTTGCAGTCACGGTGAGGTAATGGTTAAAATCCTTCTCAAGATATTCCGCCTGCTGGTCCATTTGCGGCGAGTCTTGATTGCTGTCTACTCTGATTTTGACAGGCCCGTCAGTGGGCAGTAACTCTGCCCGCGCATTCGCCTGAAAGCGCAATACGGATTCCAGCAAGAGCGGGTGGCGGATACGGGACATTCCCTCAACAGGTGCGCCATCAGCCGTACCTTGCTGATTTGGAATTTCAATCTTAAGGCCCAGAAGTCGTAGACCCTGTGCGCGGTCTTCAATCCACTCCTTGCGAGAATCAATATCTTCCTCAATGCCCTTAATAAGCTGATGAGCAATCGCGGATAAGTCAGTCTCGTTAATTTCTTCAGCCAAGTTGGCATACCAGCCCTCAGTTTTCTTTTTCTTAGAAGACTCAATAGGACGCCCGTCAAGGGAAACGCTAATAGAGCCATCCCCGTGGTCAATACGGAGAACATTGCCATCAACGTCCATTTCTGGCTGATCAGCATCTTCGTCAGCATCCATTACGACAATGGTGTCTTGCCCCTCCACAGAGGGTAAATCAGGTTGTTCTTGATCAAGGCGTATGTTTGGGACAAGTCCGGGCGTCAGTGCCATGTGCGGGTTCCTGTAAGAATATCCCGCGCACTATAGGCTAATTATGCTTTATTCGCAAATGCCTCGTCGTCATCCTTGTCATCGTAATCAAGGTCAGGCTTGGTCAGCGCGTCAAGCATGCGCATCAGTTCCAACCTCAATTCATCCTTTGTGTCGCCCCAAGGCTTCACAGGATTTGATGTCATGCCCTGAACATTGCCGTTATTGTCGTAAAAAACCTCGTGAATGGCGTATCCAACGTCTGGGTCGCCAAACAAATTGCGGGTCTCATACTTAACTACCCGGTGATTCCACGTCATCATTTTGCGTCTCCTTTAAAGACGCTTGCTTATTTACACGATATGCAAATCACCGTCAAGTGAACCTGCTAGTGCTTGTATAAAACTTACCGCAACGTGCCGCTTTACACGATATTCGTGGTATTTGTTGTCTATAATCATAACAATTTTGATATATCCGTCGCCCAAATCCTTGGTAACGACGGAGTTAATTGTCTTTAATTCATCACTCATATGCCAATCAGCCCACAATAGCCGTAGTCATCGCTGTATATCATGTCATTTTCGTCTTCTTCATAATAACTGGCCCACCGCCATGCGGCGCAGTATTCTGAAACGCAAGGCTTGCCAAGGATTTGCCCGTCAATAACGACTTCTTTGCCGGGTATGCCATTTCCTCTTCCAAAGGGACAAATTACCTTGGACATTTCCTCTGGCGTCATAAAGTGGGGGTTGTCTGCCATTTAATTGCACCCCTCGAACAAAAAACCCACTGGCTCACCCGTCTCATCGTCTAATATTTCCAACTCAAACACGCGGTCTGTTGGGATGTAAGCAATAAGCAGGCTTTCAGGAAACGGGTCTTCCTCAGTTCTAGGCACGTTGTTATAAAAAGCAATTCTGCCGTCGTAGACGCTGCACGAATCAGCCTTGACCGTCTTGTGGGTGTGGCCGGAATGATCATACGGATTGAGTGTTATTGACCAAGTATGCTTAGGCATTATACTCTCCTGTGGTTAATTTTTTACATAGCATGCAATTAGACGGGATACAATGGCTGGCTTTCCCTACTTCCCCGGAACATATTATTTCCCGCAAGTTCAGCGGTCCGCTCAGCGCCACGCTGAAGCATTCCTGTCCCGCGCAGCCAATTTAGCGCCTGCGTTACCGTATCGTGTAAGTCATCATGTTTTCCCTTGGGAAATGTGGCGCATTGAGCCACGACCATCTCAGCCCAAACACGGAAAACATCGCCGCCAGCATCCGTTGGCGCCACAATCATCCCCTCAGAAAACAGATGTTGAACGGAATAGGTTCTGGCGACCTTATCCATCCCCTTAGGGTCAATTAATCTGACGCCGTAATTTTCGTAGCCAAATAACCGTCGCAGTTCTTGGCTGACGGAAATGCCGGACGCCTTGTTTTCAATCAGCAGGTAGTCAATCTTCCATTCACGGGCAGACTGTCCTATTTTGTTGACAAGTTCATGAAGTTCCATGCGCCCCTGCCACGCATGCATAAGAATTGCCTTTGGCACGTCAGCTTCGCGGTCTTCCGCAGAGATACGCTGCCAGTTTCCCGTCATGTCTGCGCCAATTACGCCAGATGCCGGGCCAGCGTCACGGTATACGCCCCATATTGTGCAGGCAGAAAAGTCGCCCTCAAACTCTTTGGCGCCAAATGCCGTATCAACAGACGCTATGACTATTTCTAGATTGTGTGGAAACTTTTCTTTAGTCCACTCGCCCCACCATTCTCGTTTAATAATACCACCGCCTGCTGGCTCTGGACGCTGCTGCAACTGACCCGCCGCCGCATAG